AAGAGAATGATCTTCAGTCACATCAACAACGCCAGTATGCGTAAGTACACGATAGATCTTCTTCTGACATTTATGCCGGATAACACGTTTGATGGGCTTCCATCCTTGATGTGTCCACGCCTCGACGTTATGTATTTCAGAAGATTCTTTGTCGGATCCATCCTTAAGAAATCCTTCATATGACTCCCATGCGGTTGCTAAGTTTTCAATTTTAACAGGTTTAATAGTTCCGTTTATTTTCACGATCACAGGAGTTTCAGGCATCACCGAGTCCCCGTACCTCACCTTGGCTCCCTGAAAATGCGCCTCTACATAATTCTTCGTCTCTTCGATCATCTGCCGACCCCGCATCGTCACAGTACTTGCGATTGCCACCAGAGGGAGCATACCCTTTGAGGCCCCTGTGAATCCATAAATTGAATTCATACTAATTTTGTAAGCTAATTGCTGACCATTGTAAATAGCCTCGAGTGGTGTGCCCTCTGCTTGGGCCATCAGCTTCTTGGCCTTTTTGCGAAACGCCTTGAGGTCCATCAAGATCACAGGCAAGAGTGAAGGGGCCGGAGCTTGTGCGAATCTGTGCGGGCCAAACTGCTCATAGGTAACCCCGGGCAAATTGTCGTACTTGGGGTCAATCACAAGAGTCGAATAACAGAGATTCTCGGCGCACATAATACTCGGATACAGACTCGCGAAATCGAGGGCCGTAATTGGGGAATAGTAGGCCCCGGTCTGTGCCTCTAGAACTGTCGCGCCCTCGTACCCTTCATCTGGCCCAGAAACTGCGCTCTTTCTGAATGTGGGAATAATGAAATTGAGCTCTCGGGCCTTTTTCGCCATCTGACTGAACACCTTGATTTGCTGCCCGCGTTCACTCAGGAAGGCCAGAGGGACCCAACACGCCTTGGCCATCTCGACCTGATTCTGAATTTGGCAAAGTTTCTCCATTAGGGCGTGAGGCAACTCCGTATCCTTGATGCAGTACTCTGCGACCTCTCCCAGTTTCTCGGGGTTTCCTTCGAGAAACCTCGCGAATAACTCCTTGGGGGGCATATCCAGCTTCTGATCCTTCAGAAAGTGTTTGGAGACGTTGTTCAGCGAATAGGACTCGAGCTTGTGTTCACGCTTTACATCCTGAAACAGATCGAACACGTACCGGCCCTTCATAGGGACCATCTTGAGCTGGTTGTTCCCGAGAGCGCTCGAACTCAGGTTCTTTTCGACCAATTCCACAACCTCCCCGTGGACTCGCCCCCAGACCGGAGCCAGACCGCAGTGTATCGTGGCTCGAACAAGAAGATACTCGAGATCGAATCCGAAGATGTTCCAACCTGTGATAATGTCCGGGTCAATCTTCAAGAGATGCTTTTGAAAAGCTTGAATGAGATCACGTTCAGTTGCGAAACTCTCGTGGCCGGCCGTATCTTTGAGACACAGACACTTGCGATCCAAAAAGCCTTCGCGGCCAAACTCACGGGTCGTCATTCCAATCTGGAACACAACATCTTTGGGATTTTTGGGATCTGGAAACCCTCCGGTAGACGAATAACACTCGATATCAAATGACATAATTCTAAGAGGCGCGAGGTCATCGCGCAACACTGGCTTGATGTATCGCCAGTCCGGGGCCCAAAGGTTCACCTCGCAGGTGGATTCCGCATCGCACTCGCAGATACCTGGGTCTACCCACCCAGTCGAAGAAATGCCAGAAACGTGCATAAACCGAAGGACCGGGTCAATGTTCGACTCGTAAACTCGTGCTCCGGCGAGTTCTGGAAATTTGTTATTATCGATGCACCAAGCACAATTCCTGAGTGCCTTGTGAGACTTGAATTCGACCCGAACAAATCTCGAAAGCTCACCATTCTGGAATCCCCAGAGATCTCGACCCTCGTGAACTCGGCAGGAGACGAGGCCTCGCCAAAAGATTTCTTTTATGACATCCTTCGAAACATCTGTTTTTATGAAACAGAAAGGATTGAATTTTGTACCAAGGGAAGCTGATTTCCCATCTTCAGAACGACCAAAAATACGGACAGTAAATTGGTCGTCCTGATCTTGTCCAGACCAGGCGACTGCTTGGAAGTTCATTTCTTATTTAACGCGCTTTTTCCTTAAGGTCTGAAAGTGCCCACCTCTTGTAGTTGAGGAAGTTTTCACAGTATTCAAGCCATGAGCCATCGTGTTTTTTACCAGTCGATGGTACCATAATTGATGTCTGATAGGCAGTTACCAGAAGTCTTAATTTTTCATTGAAAAAATGTTTAAGAAGTGAAAACTGTATCATATCAATCGTATTATCAAAATTTACATTTTTAATGGCGACCAATGCAAACTGCTGAGTTAACCAGGTTGCTTCAGAACCGCCCGGATTTGCTACCTGATATACCTGAGTAGGAGATGCGGGAGGAATTTTTGCCTCCAACACGCCAACCCCTAACCCTAACCGAAGAAGACCACATGGGTGATACATTCGAGCACTTCTGAATTCTTCCAGAAAAACAACATCATCTTCGAGAATGACAGCCTCGGGAATGTCCTCTCGGACCATCTTTTCCATAGCCGAGTAGTGCTTCATGCTGCAAGAAATGGACTTTAGATCAAGTGGTGAATTTGTAACTCTCTTAATCTTCTCAATTATTGGGTCTTCTTTATCATACTCCGTAATCCACTCGACATCGACAATGTCAAAGTCTTTGAGTTGTTTTTCAAGTTGAGCGCGGCGATCTGTATTTTTTGAATAATGAATAACGTAAAACTTCATATGCATTAAATAGTTTTAATCTTTAAACTCCTGTGGACCCGAAACCCGCGTCACCCCGCTCGGTCTCCGGTGGAGCCGCCACCTCTACGACCTCCGCAACAGTGAAATTCTCGAGAATGAGCTGAGCGATGCGATATCCAGTGCGGATAACAAAGGGCTGCTGAAGATCCAGGTTCTGAAGTACGACCTTGATCTCGCCCGTATAATCAGGATCAATTACGCCCGCCAGAGTGTCAAGACCATGCTTTACGGCGAGTCCAGAGCGAGGCGCAATACGTCCATAAGTTCCTGGCGGGAGTTGAACTGAGATTCCCGTTGATACAACCACGCGACGGCCTGGCAGGACGACATAGTTATCAGCGCTGAATAGGTCGTAACCAGCTGCTCCGGGGGAAGAGCGAACTGGGAGATTTGCTGTCGAAGTGAGCTTGGTAACATTGAGTGCCATTGTACTTGAAATGCGTTCCTGGGCTTTAACTCGTGAGTTGCTCCAGTATTTCTATTTTTTGTTTCAGAAGATCAGTGACCTGGTCAGAATTTAACATTGCAAGACGATTCTGAAGATTATGAAGTTTCTCTAAATTCATTGAATAAAAGTGAATATCCGATTTATCAGCTGTACTAAGGGCCATCTGTTGCCTAGCAATTTCTTGCTTTAATAAATTAGATTGTCTGTTTATAGGACCACCTGTGTTATTAAACCCTAGACTCAACAATTGACTTGTGATTTGCTGAAGTTGCACGTTGCTAGTTGCCATTTAAAACTATGCAACATAATAATAGTATGGCAAGTTTTCACACAAAGACATTCACGAAGCACGATGATTATATGACTCCAAAATCGGCGTGGGAGGCCATAAAACAATTTATTCCAAAAAACAAGGTCATCTGGGAACCCTTCTATGGCGACGGCCGCTCTGGGCAGATCCTCAGAGAGATTGGCTTCGAGGTCATTCACGAGGATGAGGACTTTTTTCAGTGCAACAAGGGTGACATTATTGTGAGTAACCCTCCGTTCACGATGGTTCCTCAAGTTCTCAAACGCCTCGTGGAGATTGGGAAACCCTTTGTGCTGATTATGCCGAGCCCGAAGATTTGTACCCAGTATATGCGAAGTCTGTTCGCGAACACTGATGACCCTATCCAGATTATCATTCCACGAAAGAGAATTCAGTTTGTCAAGCTCGTGAATGGTGAGGTTCCCGAAAACTATGAGAGCAAATGCAATTTTGATTGCTTTTATTATTGTTGGAAGATTGGACTTAAAAGGGACATTATTTGGTTAGATAATTGAATATGTCAAGGAGTTTGCTTCTAGACATTGATGGGGTTATTGTTCGGGACCGCCTCCTTTTGGCACACGTTCGAGACAATTGTGTATCTTATGTCCGTAATAAGATGCCAGATTGCAAGGAACCTATGTTTTTAAACAAGTCTTTGTACCTTGCACACGGTCATACTGGCCGGGGACTCGCTGTCACATGCGGCAAGGACACACGTGATTTCAATTCAGTCGTATATGATAAAAATTTACTTTCTCACCTTGCCGATGTCATATACGGAAAAGAGTTTCAGGAAGAGGCAAAGGAGATTCACGAGTGGACCAGAAATGACTGGAACATTACTCTTTTCACAAACGCTCCATCCGAGTGGGCTATTCCGGTCGCCCGTGCTATCGGGGACAATATTAATGTGGTATGTGGAGATCCATACGCCCCCCTCAAGCCCCATTTGAGCGCGTATCGGCGTTTTACTAAGATGGAAACCCACATATTTGTCGATGATTCTCTCAAGAATCTAGGCACGGTCCGGTGGCTCAATAATTGGCAACCTGTATACTTTGGCGAGAAAGACCCTACCACATTCTGCCCGACCGTTGGTTCAATCTGGGAGATTGGGCTGTACCTTTCTAGTTGCGTTTTCTGACGAGTTTCATTATTTCATTTTGCATATTAGGTGCCAAATTTTTGATCAAATTTGTTTTTATGGCCGCTTTTATACGCGGTCCCACCTTGAACCGGTGAGCGGCGTTCCTAACTTTTAGATTTTTACGACGCTGTTTCCTCCTATTATTATGAGCAATTGCCATATACTCTCTATGATATATACGATTTACATCATTGGCGTTGTGGTTCATTTTTATCATAAGCAAATTCATATTTATATTCATTATTCGACCCTGTCCCTGATCCCATCGAGCGTTATACGCATTCTGAGCCAAAGCTTTAATGCGGCTTATTGTGTTCGAGTTCATTACTAGATATCAAGAAATTTAATCACACGGGTCTTGGAACAAAAGAGCCAGTGCATAATCTCTCCCACTATGAAAGTCCATAGAAGAACCTCCCAAAAGTTCGGCAAGTGAAACATTTTCTGAATTGCCAAAGCGAGGACAAACGTCATGGCCGTATCAACTAACGCTATATCAAGTATAGGGATTCGAATTGAATGCACCCCGGTTCCTGGCTCTCCAAATAAATTTTTAAACTGACAGCTCATTTATAAATTAGAGATTTTATTATTTGAAATAATATGGTGGCCATTATGACAAATGACGGAAAAATCCACTATATTGATCAGGATTTCATAGATGAATGCAAACCTATCAAGATGGTGACCACAATGATCGATTGTTCAGATGAAGGTGCGTCCTATATCATGCCATTACCCTTTGACTCTGAAGTTTTAATTTTGATCCAAAATATGTTGAAGCGCAAGAAGGATTGCATGGATGCCATGAAATATCTTTGTATTAAGTAATATGAAGTGTTGTTACCAGGAACCACTCTACATAGTGTTACCGTACTTTAACTATTTGGTTTCAAAAAACGCAAGGAACTTTTCATAGAATTTGTAGAACGGTACCGTCACTTGAAGCTCGTGGTTGTGGAGGTGATGGGTTCAGCGCCTTTAGGCCCCCTCCCTGTCTACAAACACATCAAGGTTTCTTCGGACAGCAAAATATGGCTCAAGGAAAACCTAATAAATATTGGAGCCAAGGAACTTCCC